AGCTAGGCATAGAATTTGAAGTTGCTCCTAAGTTGAGCATTGAAGATGGCATAGAACAATCAAGACGATTGCTGCCAAAATGTTATTTCCATAAAAGTAATTGCAAAATGCTTGTAGAAGCGTTAAAAAGCTATTGTAAGCGTTGGGATAGCAAAAATAACTGCTTTAGAAATAGACCAGTTCATAATTGGGCATCTCACTTTTGTGATAGCTTTAGATACGGAGCTGTAGTAGAACCTATAGAAAGAAGTGATTGGAAAAAACCAATTAGCGTTAATACAAATTACATAGTTTAATATGGCAAAGAAAAAAATCATAGAAATTTCAGATCCTAAACTTAGAAGCATTCTAAGTGGTCAAATTAATAATGCTCTTGGTTATTTAGGTGGAGAGTTATCAGACTCAAGAAGAAAATCTTTAGAATATTATTTAGGCGATAAACTTGGCACAGAGATTGACGGCAGATCACAAGTGGTGTCAACAGATGTAGCCGATACTATTGAATCCATCTTGCCAAACCTACTGAGAGTTTTTACAGCGTCTGACAAAGTAGTAAGATGCGAACCAGTAACAGGTGAAGATGTTGCTCTTGCAGATCAAGCCACAGCTTATCTTAATCATGTTTTCTACAAACAAAATTCAGGATTTCAATTATTATATAATTTTTTTAAAGATGCCTTAATTGAAAAAAATGGTTTCTTAAAAGTTTATTTTGATCAGCAAGAAAGAGTAGAACATGAAACTTATAAAAATTTAACTTTAGCTGAAAAAGAAGCTCTATTAGATACTAAAGATGAAATAGAAGTTGTAGAAGAAGAAGAGATTGAAGATACAGTAGCAGCCGAACAAATTGAAATGGCTAAAGAACAAGCTGAAGATCAAGGATTAGATATTTCAGAAATTAATTTTCCTGACCCTGTTTTATATAATTGTAAAATTAAAAGAATATCCAAAACAGGAAAAGTAAAAATTGAATCCATACCCCCTGAAGAATTTTTAATTAATCGTACAGCAAAAACGATTGATGAAGCTGACTTTGTTTCTCATAAAGTTTTAATGACAAGATCACAAATTGTTGAAATGGGATTTCCTCAAGATGAAGTAGATAGCTTACCAGCGTCTAGCATAGATATTTACAATGATGAAAAAATTGTAAGAACAAAAAATATTGATGACTATCAAATGAATACGCCAACAGATAAGTCAACAGAAAAAGTTTTAATTTATGAATCTTATATTAAATATGATTACGATGGTGATGGTATAGCAGAGTTAAGAAAGATTATATCAGCAGGTGATGATGGTTATGCTGTGTTGTCTAATGAACCTTGTGATAATATTCCATTTGTTTCTATTACACCTATTCCAATGCCACATAGATTTTATGGCAGATCCATTTCTGAATTAGTTGAAGATATTCAATTAATGAAATCTACTGTGATGAGACAGTTATTAGATAATATGTATCTTACAAATAATAATAGAGTTGCCATTATGGATGGAATGGTAAACATGGATGATTTATTAACGACAAGACCTGGTGGTGTGGTCAGAACTAAACAACCTCCAAGTCAAGTCATGCAACCTTTACAAGCTCAACCTATTTCACAACAAGCATTTCCATTATTATCTTATTTAGATTCTGTTAGAGAAGTAAGAAGTGGAGTTTCAAAACAAGCACAAGGTTTAGATCCTAATACATTAAATGCAAAAACAGCAACTGGTGTAAATGCTTTAATGACACAAACACAAATGCGATCAGAATTAATCGCAAGAATATTTGCAGAAACAGGTGTTAAAGATTTATTTAATAAAGTTTTTGAACTTATGGTTAAGTATCAAGACAAAGAACAAATTATAAAACTAAATAATAAATATATTCCAGTTAAACCTACAGAATGGAAAGATAAATTTAATATTACTGTAAGTGTTGGTTTAGGAACAGGTACAAAAGAACAACAACAAGTTATGTTAAATGGTATTTTAGAAAGACAACTACAAGCATTCCAACTACAAGGGGGTAGAGAACTACCAATGGTTAATCTAAAAAACATTTATAATACTTTATCTAAGATTGTGGAGAATACAGGTCTTAAAAATGTTGATGCGTACTTTGTAAATCCTGATATGGGTAAACAAATGATGACACCACCTCCTCCTCCACCATTAACTCCTATTGAAAAAATAGAATTTACAAGAATACAAAGTGAAGAGAAGAGAAAAGTTGCTGAATTAGAATTAAAATACAAAGAATTACAACAACAAAACCAAGAAATGTTGTTAGATTTTGAAACAAAGATTAAAGATATAAGTTTAAAATACAATACTCAGCTAGATACAGCAAAAATTAAAGCTGATGCTGATTTAGATAAGGTCATGTTAGCTGCAGGAAGTAAATCTCTTGAACAAGCGAATAAATCTGCTAATATGCTCAACCAACAGATACAAGGATTGAATGGAAACCAAAGATCAAACGCAGAGAACGCTGGAAATAGGCAGATCCAGCCAAGCGAAACAGATTTTACAGAGTGATCTTTTTAAAGAGTCAATAAATACTCTTAAAAAAATTTACTCTGAAGCACTTTTAGAAAAAACAGGTGCTAAAGAAAGCGATACCAGAGAAAAACTTTGGATTGCTTATAATGTTGTAGGTAAAGTTGAGCAACATTTACAAAGTATTCTTGAGACAGGAAAATTAGCTGAAAAGCAATTAGAAATTTTCCGAAAACAACAACAAGAAAAAAAATTCTAGCGTAAGTTAGAATAAGCCAAGTCAAATAAGACAGCTTAACCACAGGAGGACTTAATGTCTGACAAAAACCCATTACTGAACAGTAGTTCAGTACAAGGTGCAGCAAGTTCTATTGAGGGATTAATAGACCCTAAAACGGCAACTATCAAACCTCAAGAGAAGGCAGCACCAGTTGAACAGAATGAATCAGAAGAAGCACAAGCAACTGAAGATAATCAAGAAGTTCAACAACAACCTAAAGAAAATCTTGAAAATAAAATTCAAGAAACTTTAGATGAAGAAGAAGCATCAGAAGACAATGCTGAGAGACAACAAACAACTGATTACCACCAAATAAAAGTTAATGGTGAAGTAATAGAAGTTGACCTTGAAGAATTAAAAGCAGGTTATCAGAAGGATGCAGACTATAGACGGAAAACAGAAGAAGTAGCTTTAGAGAAAAGAGAGTTATTAACTGAAAAAGACCGCCTAGCTAAGCAATATTCAACTAAGCTGGATGATTTAAATTCGCTTGTGTTGACTTTGAACGCTGAAGTAAACAACGATATAAATGCCAAAGAACTTGATAGACTTTGGGATGAAGATCCAACTGAAGCTGCTAAGATTGATCGTAAAATCAGAAGAAGGAGAGAAACACTTTCTCAAGCTCAGAAAAGATTAAAAGATCATCAACAAGTGCAGTTTCAGGAAATCTTAAAAGAGGAGCAAAAAAAGGTAGCTATGAAGTTCCCTGATTTGCAAGATCCTGTTAAAGGAAACTCTTTAAGAACGAACATGACGAATTATTTATTGCAAAAAGGATTCAACGATAAAGATGTTTCCTCAATTTATGATTCAAGAATGTTTGAAGTGATTGTAGATGGAATGAAATATCAAGATAACAAAAAGTTGAAACCAACTTTAGTTAATAAAAAAGTAAAACCATCAAGAGTTGTTAGATCAGGTGTCAAAACAACAAAAGCAGATGAGAATAGCCAGAATAGGTTGAATAGAATCAAAACGCTGAAGAAGTCAGGAAGTCCAAAAGATGCAACTGATTTGTTGATGCGTTATTTATAAACTAATAACCTAACGGAGAAATACAATGGCTGTATATCAAACATACCAAACAGTCGGAATAAGAGAAGACCTAGCGGACATTATTTATTCAATAAGTCCAACAGAAACTCCTTTTATGTCTGGCGTAGCTAAAACAAAAGCTACAAATACATCTCACCAATGGCAAACAGATGCTTTGGCTGATGTAGCAGCAAATGCTGCAGTAGAAGGTGCTGCAATAAGTTATCCAACTTTAACAGCAACTACTAAATTAACAAACCACACTCAAATATCTACAAAAGCAGTACAGATTTCAGGTACAAACGAAGCTGTAACTTCTGCTGGTAGAGCAAATGAGTTAGCTTACCAAGTAGCAAAATCTGCGAAAGAATTAAAAAGAGATATGGAAACAGCTCTTTTATCTAACGTAGCTGCTGCTGCAGGTAGTGCTTCAGCTGCAAGAAAATTAGGAGGAGTTCCAACTTGGATTTCTACTAATGTAGATGCAGGTGCTGGTGGATCTGGTGCTGGTGGCGGAGCTATCAGAACAGATGGAACGCAAAGAGCTTTCACAGAAGACCAATTAAAAGGTGTTCTAAGAAGCTGTTTTAACGAAGGCGGAAATCCAAACATGATTATGGTTGGTGCTTTCAATAAACAAAAACTATCTGGCTTCACAGGTGGATCAACTAGATTTGACCAAGCTGAAGACAGAAGATTAGTTACTTCTATTGATGTATATGAAAGTGACTTCGGAACTTTATCCGTAGCACCTAATAGATTCATTAGAGGAGCTAACGCAACTGCTGCAAAAGTAGGTCAAGATGCTCTAGTATTAGAGATGGACATGTTTGCAGTATCTTTCTTAAGAGATTTCTCTCTACAGAATCCTGCTCAGACTGCTGATGCAGACCAAAGATTCTTAGTAGCTGAATATACTCTTGAGTCAAGAAACGAAAAAGCAAGTGGATTAGTTACTGATTTAACTACTTCATAATCTAATTGTGATTAGGGATGTAACCCTTAAAAACTACATCCCTATCACTTAACCCATGTTGAAGTCTTAGTAAGGTTATAGACGGAACGACAAACGGAGAAAAAAAATGAGAACATTAAACGATTACTTTATAACTGCTGAAATTGAAGATGTATCAACAGCTTCATCAACTTTTGTTGGTGTACCAGATGGCGGTAAAATAGTTAAAATTATAACTGCTTTACAAGGTGCTATATCTGGCGGTAACGCAGCAATCACTTTTGAAATAGGTGGTACTGCTGTAACTGGTGGTGCAATAACTGTTGCACACTCAGGTTCAGCTGCTGGTGATGTAGATACTGCTTCACCGACTGCTGCTAACAGAGTAGAAGAAGATGGCACAATAGAGATGATTACCAATGGTGGATCTACTGGTGCTAAAAAATTACTTGTGACATTTGTTATAAGAAGATAAATATAAATTGGGGGTTCAGCCTAGCGGAAGTTCCCCCAAAAACTAAATAGGAGAAAAAATGAGTTATAATTATGCTCTAAGACCAGGAACAACACAGAAACTAAATACAAACAATTCATCAACTGCTTCTGCTGCTTTCGGTTCACAAACTGAATACGTAAGAGTAGTTGGAGATGCTAACTGTCATTTTGTTTTAGGTGCTTCACCTACAGCAAGTGCAACATCAGCTTTATTACCATCTGGTGAAATAGAAATATTTAAAGTTTCACCTGGCGAAAAAATTGCAGTATTTCATGGTTCATCTACAAATGTATATGTAACCGAAATGAGTGCATAGTGGCTAAGAAAAAAGGTTTATTTGGAGTTAATAATTACGTTAAAGCCAAACCTAGAAAAAGACCTGGTCGTCATGCTAAAAGTTACAGTAAAAGAATACCAGGTAGAAAAAAAAATAGAGGTCAAGGATGAAAGATATTCAGTTAGACGGCTTAAAAAAAACAACTTTTTCAACTGACGAAAAAGAAAAAAAGATTGTTATAAAGCATGAAGTAGATATAGACCCACATTTAAAACACAATAAAAGACTTTTAAATGATGGAGATGGTTATTCAAAATCAAGAGATTTGAAAAGAGTAGCTTCTATTCCAACAATAGCTTTAGAAGTCTGGGCAAAAGAATATGACCCACATGGTGATGGTAATTGGTTTGCTTTACCAAAAGAAGTTCAAAGTAAAATATTAAAACTCAAATTGAACAGTAATGAGTTTAAGTATTTTAGAACAGCAGAAGGAAGAATTTAATGGCATTATCAAATTATTCAGAATTACAATCATCAGTAGCTAATTGGTTAAACCGATCTGATTTAACAACTGAGATTACAGGAGATTTTATTGTTTTAACTGAAAAAGATTTTAACTCTAAATTAAGAATTAGAAAAATGGTTGAATCTGATAGTTTATTTTCAATTAATGCAGAAACAGTT